TTGTGAATAGAGCTGTTGTTTCCATGTATGTCTTAGTGCCCAAACTGTTTATGTATGCCAGGCCTGCAGCATTGAAGGGAAACTCCAGATACTGACCAGCTCCACCGTTGGCTTGATCCACAGTAGAATCAAATCTGGCATCAGAGTATGTAGTTCCTGGTCCATTAGCACCTTGTATGCACTCCTGATAATTTACATATGCCGGGGCAAGTCCTCGAACATCTTCATTCTGCATACACAGAGTCCACTCATTGTTTGCAGATCCTGCACCCCACAGTGCATCCCTATACCCGTGGTAACTACACCACACCCAAATAGATCCACCACTGCACGTAAGCATACTGTAATCCGATAGATCTGCAACTATGTCTGTGCATCCAAAGAAAGAATAGTCATCTGCTTTAAGATACTCATGAACGTACACTTCTCCAGTTGAAAATGTTAGTAGATTTCCAGCACCTGCCATTTTTCCTGCCCAGTCCTCAGAAGTAGCATATCTTAAAGCTGTCCCAAAATAGTTTCCGTTGGTTCCGGTATCAAGGTGGTGATATAACTCTATGTCAATTACTTGTGTTGCCATGTGTTACTCCTTATTATGCTATATACTTAAACCACAGTGTTCCCTCGGGGGTACCGGAAGCAGCCGGGGCTGAGCCGGTTCCATAAACCACATTGACAACTTCTGGTGTAGCAGCTGTGCCGTGGTCCCGTGCTTTGATCTTGTCAGCCGTAGCTTCATTGTCGATTGGTATAGAGGATGTTGCACCACCAGTGATGGCCCCAGTTACACCGAGGGTGCCACCAACTGTTACGTTAGAGCTAAATGCTCCGGTGGTTGCACCAGTTATAGATCCAGCAAGAACCAAGGCAGCAGACAATGTAAGACCAGCAGCTTTTAGATTTGCATAGGCTGAGTCACTTACGTTTCTGATTAACAGTTCCTGGGTGTCGTGCTTCAGTGTTACACCTGTATTGTCGTAGTCAATCTGAAACGAGTCGTTGTTGGTTCCAGTAGGACTTGTGATGGCAATGGCCGGTATCCTGATCTGAACTACATCACCGGCTGCAAAGGCATAGGCCACGGCAGACCCGGCATTCATGATCGGATCAGCTGCTCGTTCGATTGTCTGAAATGTATCTGAGTCGGCTGTATGAGCCGTAACTTTTATAACCTCACGTTGTCCTGCAACATTGACCAGTGTGCAGTAGAAAAAATCCGGAGATACGACTTCCGGGAATCTCACACCGTGACCGGTTGCTACGTCTAAGGTCGTGGCACCTGCTGTTAAAGTTCCAGTGGCTAACGTGGACTCAGCATTATTTGCCATTAGTAATCCCATGATATTCTCCTGTATAAGTTAAGTGTGTTTATTATTCCCACAGTGTGCTCCTCCGGGATATTCTGGTATCTCCACCTACCACAAAGTTTTGAGGAACAACTCGGCCAGGCATCTCACCAGTTCCCTTTAGAGATATTGCTCTGGCTCTACGTATGCCTTTTTTGTACTCACTGTCAAACTGTTGGGCAAGCTCAAAGTTAAACCAGGTTGCCCCAGGTATAGCCAAGAGTGATCGAAGTGCACCGGCTTGAACTGTTTCTTCCCACTTCTCCCAAATCCATTCATCGATCTCGGTCTGGTCACGTTTCAGTGTGACACATGTTGTCATGTAGATTTCGTCATCCGAGTCCTGATTAGGTATGGGGTAGAATCTAATTTTATTTGTGTCCTCTGTCAGCCAGCACAAACTTGGAGTCGGGCCATTTGTGGTTCTCCACTTACGAGCAGAGTTGTCCAGTGCATGTGCCGTTGTCTCAGTAATAATCGTAGCATTGTCATCATCGTAATCTTCACCGAGTCTAACATCACCCTTGATGGCAATGGCTCGGTATCGATCGGCACTATACTTTAGTGTGTATGTGTGCTCCTCGTCTTCGAGGTAGAACGATGAAGGATCTTTCTTCAATATCATGGATCTTTCCAGGAACTCAATTATCGAATTACGTATGTGGTTCCTGACCATTATCGAGGGGGCACCGTGAACGTATTGTAGTACCTCTGCCATAAAGCTATCAAACAGAACGTACCCAGATGTTGCTGTTGCCATATTTTACTCCTTTTTCTCTGGCCCCTGTGTTCTTGAGGATTGTTGCTCAACACCAAGCAGGGTTGTAAAATTCTGAAAGTGCTGCTGAGCTTTTGCTGAGTCGATAGAGTCATCGTCAGCACTCAGAGCCTTGTATAATATAAACTGGACTATGGCTTCAAAGAACACATCCTCGATGCCATCATCAGAACTGGTTGTTGTCATTGCAGTAGGCAACTGTGATGTGGATATCTCCACATACACCGGTGTCGTTGCATGTACTGGAGGTGTCACGAAGAATATTCTTGGGATGTTGTAGTCGTATGAAAAGTTTTCAATATACGTCTCACCAGTCCCTGCAGGCCATAGTAAATTTGCATAGTCAATGTGTTTTCTATCAGACGGAGTCACTATTCTTCCAGCAGTAGATCCATCAGAACCCATGTTTCGACCTATGTCGAGCATACGTAAAGCAGCCGTTGGTAATGTTTGTTTGACACCTGAAACTAATAGGGTTGACTCTGTCACAGCACCGGCATCCGGACGGACGAGGATCAAGGCTCGAACAGCAGCATTCAAATACTTGATCCATACGTCCTCGTCAATTCGGTTGTAGTCAGTGTCACCATATAGTTCAGCAGCATCTAAAATATAATCATTTGCTGTGAAAGCCACAGTGATTCTCCTTTATTATTTGGATTTTCTTTGTTCATCGAACTCTTTACGGAGTTCATCGATGTGCTTCATATCATGCACAGTGTATTGGATTCGGGGTATCTTCTTAGGAATGTACCGGATCTTTCCATCACGGTCCACATCCATTTTCATTTTGGTCAATATGGCATTTGCAAGAACACCATCAATAAATTCTTTTGGTATCCACACTTTATTCTCCCGAGGTGGCATAAGGGCCACACCATTTAAAGCCAGCTGGACATAAGGCAAATCATTCTCGTCACTGTTGTAGAATGTAATCTCAACCATCATACCACTGAGACCCTTGTGCAGCTTCTTTCCTTTGGGATCGTAGTCTTCGGTTGGTTCACCGGGGAGCTGGACCTGTGTCTCAAGAGCCTTGCCGGTTGCCAGGTCGATGGCTTTCAGGACGTTGTTAATTTTCTTTCGGACAACGGCACCCTTCTCGGTTAGGTAGTCGTCTTTCTCCAGTCCGTGCTCGTCAATAAGTTTGAGGAGTTCTTCATCTTTCATGCTCATATAATTTGTTGTGGTCATAATAATAATCATCCTTCCATGATTAAGTTAAAAGTGTGCCCCCTTTCAAGGCAGGGGGCTAAGCCTATAGATTACTGATTAGGCAGAGAGATCGGAGCAAGCAGCTTCGACTCGTACCATCCAGAAATCATTGAGTATAATTGTAGCCGAATAACCCTTCCAGCCCACGTGTCCTCTCTGAGCCAAAGGATCAGAGTCAGTCGGGGTAGGATTGACGACCATAGGTGTCATGGCATTCTGGCCCTTGAAAGCAACGATGCCGTAAGCATCCCGGGCAAAGAACAGCATGGGGTAAACGTCGGCATTGCTGCCGTTAGATGCAATCACAGCAGTTCCACCTGTTCCACCAGCAGAAGCAAAAGGCTCGATGATTGTAGACGTGATGTACCGAACGTCTTCAATTTTACCAAGCTCATTTTCCCACGGTGTCATCGATCCGTACTTCTCAACCGGTACGAAACCAGTGATGGCACGAAGGTCAGGCTCCATGTCCGGGTGACAGACACATACGAAAGAAGGAGCAATAGACTCTGTTCCGTAAGCAGGTGTACTTTTCACCATAGAGGTGATCTGTTTGCCAAGCTGCCTTTTCAGAAAACGGGTAACCTTCCGTTGTTCCAGCAAGCTGTAGGCCACGTCAACAGCTGCACGAGATGTGTCAGCATTTGTGTAGAAGACATTGGTTCCAGCCTTCAGCACGTTGTAACGAGTTTTCTCGATCAGAACAGCAGCCTGCTCTCCGAGAATGTCCACGGCCTCTCTCAGGATCGGATCTTCGTGAGTATCCATGACAACGTCAGAGATAACAACACGGTCACCGTACTGTACGAGACTGGCTTCGTAGTCAGAACTCTCGATGCTTGTGGCATCCGGTGTAACACCTTCACTCAGCATTTTGTTTGCAGGATCAAAGTTCGTACCCTTGAAGTATTCGTGAGGGTTGAAGTCAGAACCGAAAGTGCTGGTGAATGTAGAGTCTATGTAGTACCGACGGAACTGCACAGTCTTCGTGCTGTTGGCCGGTAACGGTTTGCTCTGTCCAAACTTCTCAAGTACCAGATAAGGCATACCACGTTTCAGAAGATCACGGACGACGAAAGCAGCTGTACGAGGGGATATGTCACCATATTTAATAGTCATTTTATAAAACTCCGTTTATTTAAAGACCTGCTTCCTTGGCAGCACCAGCAAAGTCATTGGGATCAGGGGCATTGTCGGTCGGACCTTGTGAGTCCCCTTCAGCTTCCCTCATGCTATTTAGCTTATCCTGCTTACTGTTAGCTTGTCTTTGTGACTGGGATTTCCAGCCTGATTTTGTCTTGAACTCCGAGAGCATTTTAATGATCTGCTCTGAAGAACCTGACTGGTAAATGTTTGTCAGATGTGGACGAATGAAATCCGGTTGTTCGTTGATCCACTGCATAAGAGCACCACTCTTAATCATCTCGTCAAGGTCTTTATGAGTAGCTTTGATTCGGCCTATGTGCTCCTTGTGGAGCCGAGCTTCCTCTTTTTTGTACTCCTCCTCGTCGGTCATAAGATCTTGGTCGGCATCATAAGATGTCTCTTTAGCCGGTGTCGGTGTGGGGGACGTGGCCTTTGCATCGATTTTCTTCTGCATAATATCGATGACTTCTACCAACTCCGGGAAGGTCTTTCTGAATGTTGCCATTACTTCTTCATCAGATTGATCGTCACTTGAACTGCCAGGACTATTGTCCTCAAGTAATTTATCCCTAAGCTGTTTGTTCTCAGCCTCAAGATCTTTTACCTTTTTATTAGCAGCTTTGATTCGACCATCCCATGAAGCAGTCCTCTGGGTTTCCTTACTCAGTTGTGCCTCTAACTCTGTAATCCGATCTTCATAAAATGACGTATCCTTCGGGGTGGTGTCAGGGTCTGGCTTCTGGTCACCGTCGGCAGGATTCGGATCTGCATTGGCTGCAGGGTCAGGATCTACATCAGTCTGCTGATCTTTGTTAGCATCCCCCGATGCTTCATCAGCTTTCTTCTGTGCTTCCTTCACTGCTTCCTCAGCAAGTTCCTCGTCTGTCTTATCAACGATCTCGTTAAAAACTTCATCAAACTCATTTACTTCTTCGTTCAATTTGTCATCTGGCATAATAGCCTCCATGGGGTCCACTCGTGGATGTCCCTGTTAAAGTTGTTGGGATGTCCCGGATCGGGGTCCGTACCTTAACCTATGAGAAAGACCCTGTGTATTGATCTACCACAGGCTTTCTGTTCAGTCCAGCCAGTAAGTCTTTCAACTCACCAGCTCGACCTTGCAAACGTTTTACTTCATCCATGTCAGTCTCCAGACATATCAGATCTCTGATCTCCTCTGATCGAGCACTGATATAATCTCTCAGCTGCATGTAGAATTGATTATCAGGGTTCCGTTGTAAACCTGTCAACAGATCCCTGGATCGTTTATTAGCCAAGTTGTCCTCCCTGTACCGATCGAGGCTCTACACCTTCAGCCCCACCCGGCAGTTCAATTTGAAACATCTGAGCTGTTCGTTGCACAGCATCCGGTACGTGACCAGACGACTCTGCTTTCATAGCCTCCAGGATCATTTCCATATCCTGCTGACGTTTCTGTGAATCAGCATTCTGCTGGTCCTCTTGCTCGACTTCCTCTTTTGTACGTACAAAACCAAGTTTATCAAGGTCGAAGATTTCAGACAGTTCTCTGAGTAGAACGTCACGTTTGATATATCGAGCATCCAGGTCGTTGCCTGTGATCTGTAGGAACTGATTGATCTGTTCCATCTTGACCTCTTTGGCAATCAAGGACTTGGAGCCTCGGGCAAGAATGTTGAAGTCACCCTTGATATTTTCCTTCGGGTTAAACTCCATGTTCCAGAAATACATGGCTCGAATAAACTTCCGGGTTACCCCTTCGTCCATGTAGTGTACCTGATCCTTCAGGGTGATGTTCGAGGCACCGATAAGCATTGACATCCCAGTAGCTGTCTTAGCTGCACCGGTCTGTCCTGAGTCGGTCACACCACTAAGGGCACGGGGAATCGTCGTACTTTCGTCTGCTGTACCCTGAAAGAAATCGACCAGGCCGAGGAACTCGTTGGTATATGAGGGCAGCTTGGTCACACGAATGGCCTGCTGTCCAGCCTCAATACCTGAGCCTATCCGTTGGAACACCCGGAACGGAAACAACTGAGTCGGGTCTTCTCCATCAGCCAGGAGGTCAATGTTGGCTTCAATGATCGGACCAGCACTGATAGCAGCATTGTCTATCATGGCTCGAATAGAAGCATTGTACATTTGTTGTGGGTCCCTCATGATCTCAGGGATACCATCACCAAATAGACTTGTTTCATCTTTGTCAAAGTAATAAAAATAGTAAGGTATCTCTGCACCTTCTATAGGGCTTACGATAGCCTTAATGATATATCGATCGACCATCCACAGGTTGAGGGCAACCTCTGGCCCCATGGTTTCCCACACGTCGTCGGTGACCGTGGGAAGCAGATCCTTTGCCTGCTCGACTGATATGAATCCCCAACGTTCGTGGATCTCATACTTCTCCAGCTTGGGTGGGGCATCGTCACCGTCGGACTTTGTGTTCGAACTCATGTCCCGAAGATCCGACTCATATCGTTTGTACTCAGCATTACCGTTGGGGTAACACTTTATGTATTCCTTTATTACTGCTCCGTCGAAGTCAGATCTCAGTGCCAGCTTGTACAGATTGTTTTTGCTGTACAGGTGCTTCTGCCAAATGTACCGGCAGTCATTCAGGTTCTTAGCTGACTTGTCTGGGTAGATATCCCAGATCGGCACGTGCTGTGCTATGGGTATCAGTCGTTTGATCTTGATCTGTTTCCAACCCTCAGCAGTCTGATGCCACCGTTTACTCACAACCTCTTTGACCATCGGTCCCTTCAGGACTCCAGTACCAAAGATGTGGCCTGAGTGAATCACGTCACGTATGACTGACCTGTAATCGAACTCAGCCAACTGATCAGATATCTCTCGTTCCATTTCGAGAGCAGCTTCCTGGGCTATGTCGAAGATGATCATCTTCATCTCGTCCGGTGACGGAGTCTGTCCAGTCTGCTCGAACATCTGTACGGCTATCTGTTCAATGACTTCAGGGCTTAACTCGGGTACCGGTGTAGGCTCTATGTTCCAGTCGTTGTCTTCATTGGCCGGGAACTTGATGTCCATCATACGGGCATCATAGGTCTTCACCTTGGTTCGAGTCAAACGTATGTTTGCTTTGGATCTGTTGGGGTGGATCTTCCGTAGGATCTCAGGATCGTACTGACCTCTGTACTGACGGAGTGCTCGGAGGTGTCTGTCCTCGTCAAAGGTCTTGGCCCGTTCTGCTGCCTGCCACTCCTGGTCTAACGTGGTGGCTATGTCACTCTCATAGATCTGCATCGAAGCAGACATGTCGGACTTAGCATCTGGATCAGTCCGGGGTTCGTCTTTGATCTGATCAAATGTTTTATCGTATTCACTTTGTTCAGTAGCCATAGTATATCCTTAGTAACCTGCCGTGCTGTCTGCAGGTGTAGTATGTGTTTGTTGCCGAGCCACATTCTTTCTGAAGATCTTTCCTTCAACAAATTCCATGGCACCATACTGCAGTGCCTCATGAACGTGGGAGTAAATATTCTTTTCCGGTTTCTCTTTCCACTTAGTTCCCTGAACTGTGGTGGATACTTTCTCAAACTTGAACTCGGATATAAACCCTTTCCGTAGGGTTGGGGTGTTACCCGTGAGCAAGAAGCCGTTGTGCTTTCTCAGGAAGAAGACAACCGATTCGAATCTCTGAGCCGGGTTGTTACTCTTACCCAGGGAAACTGGGAATCCAGCTTTAATGAGAATATCCTTTGCCGTCTTCTTATCCGTCTGGCCTCTTTTATTTTCCGGGTCAACGTACATCTCAATCTTGTGTCCCTTGTAGTTATTCCTAATATGAGGCCAAAGGTGGTCGTATGCAAACTCATGAATACTGGTGTCTTCGGTGACAATTTCATCAAACACAACAAGTTGCCCCATTGAGGTAAACTGCATAAAAGCAGCAGCCGGGGTAAGTCCAGTATCAATGCCAATGATAATCGGGATTCCTTTGGATACTTCATATGGTTCACCACTGAAATGTCTCCGGTCTTCGTACATTTTATATACCGGTTTACCAGCACGGAGGTTACCATAGTTGTTAAGAACGAACACACTGATCCAGTCCGGGTCTGCCCCTTGACATTGGTCAATATAATAGTCTTCATCCAAGTTCTCCAAGTTGTCAGCAAGAGGATTAAACTTATACCAGTTGTGCTCAGCATCCTCGACAAAGCCCTCGGCCTTGGAGCACATCAGCAGAGCTGACGGCTGAGTGTAAAAGCTGTGGTTCTCAGGTTTCTGGACTTCAGCTATCTGATACAGCCAGTGTTCAGTTGGTACCGAGTTGTAGTCATGAATAATAAAAGGATCGATCGATCCGATCTTGTCATACTTGTTCAGGTACTTTCTGTACTCCTCTCGAAAGTCAGGGTGCACTCTGCTCAACGGGAATTTTTTGGGATATCTCTTATATCGAGACTTCAGCATCTGGAAGATTCCCTGGGGAATTTCTGCTGCCTCATTGATGTGCACCCCAGTCACCTGCAAGGACTGCAATTTGTTTACGTCTTCTTCCCTGTCCAAGGCCAGGAAGACGAGCTTCATTTCGATAGTTGTTCCGTCGTCCATGGGGGAGGGCATTACTATCTCTCCCCGGATTGGTACATCGTAGACGACA